GCCAGAAAAATGTCCCTGTAAAGTGGGCATTAAATCGGTATGAGCTATTTTTTGAAGCAATAAGAGAACAAGAAAAGACCTGTTCTATGCATATCATTGGAGGTGACCTATTTGATAGGTTGCCTACTATGATAGAGTTAGAGCTTTACTTTTCTTTTATATCTAAAGTTCAAAGACCTACTATAATTTTTGACGGTAATCATGAAGCCACAAAAAAGAATAAAACCTTTTTTACCCAGCTAAAAGAAGTTACTAGAAGTATAAATCCTTTAGTCAGTGTTATTGACATATCTTATGAAGATAAGGATTTAGGCTTTAGTATCCTTCCATACGCAGAACTTCATAAACCTAATAGTATCGAAAAGTTCAATCCCGATTGGCCTTTGTTTACTCATGTGAGGGGTGAAATACCCCCTCATGTGAAACCAGAAGTTGATCTACATAGATTCGATCCGTTTCCAGTAGTATTCGCAGGAGACTTACACGCCCACAGCAATACACAAAGAAACATTGTTTATCCAGGCAGTCCAATGACTACCTCTTTCCATAGAACCGAAGTCTCAACGGGGTTTTTACTCATCGCTGAGAACACTTGGGATTGGATGTGGGAGCCTTTTGACTTACCTCAACTAATAAGAAAAACTGTAAAAAGTGCTGAAGAGATGATTCCTACAGATTATCACCATACTATCTATGAGATAGAGGGAGATATTCAACAGCTGGCATCAATTAAAAACTCAGAATTACTAGATAAAAAAGTAGTAAAGAGAAATTCTGAAGCTGCTCTTCTAATAGATAAAGACATGACATTAGAAGAAGAGTTGATTGAATATCTAAATTATATACTAGAAATAGACCCTAACAACGTATCAGAAATCATAGGAACATTTAATGATTACTCTAAAAAAGCTCAAATGGAATAATTGCTTCAGCTACGGTGATAAGAATGAACTTGATTTAGATAGTAGTAATGTTACCCAAATAATTGGTAAAAATGGTATGGGAAAATCTTCCATACCATTAATTATTGAAGAAGTATTATACAATAAAAATTCGAAAGGAATAAAAAAAGCTGATATTCCTAATAGATATATTAATGATGGATATGATATTCATCTAACTTTTACTAAGGAAGACGTTTTATACGAAGTGATTGTGATTAGAAAAGCAAGTATAAAAGTGAAGCTCCTTAAAGACGGAGAAGACATCTCCAGCCACACCGCTACAAATACCTACAAGACCTTGCAAGATATATTAGGTATAGATTTCAAAACATTCAGTCAATTAGTCTATCAGAACACTAATAGTAGTTTACAATTTTTAACTGCTACGGACACTAATAGGAAAAAGTTTTTAATTGATTTATTACATTTGGAAGAATATGTAGTGCTGTTTGAGGTTTTTAAAGAAGCCTCAAGACAGATAAATGCTACAATAAGCGAGGTAAATGCGACCATAGCAACGATAGAAAAATGGTTACATGACAATAAATTGGAGAGTACTACCATACTTCCGATGTTAAATTTAGAAATTGACACGACTGAAGATGAAGAGACTTTAAGGTCTTTATTATTAGAGTTTGAAAATATCTCGGAAAAAAATAAAAAAATAAAAAATAATAATAGTTATAAAGACTTATTTAAACAGATAAATATTAATAAAGTTAATGAAATAGATGCCAGTGAGTTACTATCCTACGATAGTTTACAAACTGAAGATGGAAGTATAAAAGCCTCCATTAATAGTTCTAATAAACTATTAGAAAAGTTATTAAGGCTTGGGGACAAGTGCCCCACCTGTGAACAAACAGTAAATAAAGGGTTTAAAAAAGACTTAATACAGGCCGAGATAGATAATGTAGAGGATGCAAAAGAAAAAAGTGACAGTATATCCAGAGAAATCAAAAGAATCAAAACTAACAATTCTGAGTACAACACTAAAGTCAGTATTCAAAAAGATTGGGAAGATTTGTATAGCCGCATTGACCATAGCTTATCAAGTGAGCAAGTGGACGGTGATGAGCTTAGTAGCCGCATCACAGGAGTTCGTGAGAGAATTCGCACAGCAAAAAACAAGCTGGGAGAAATCGCGAAAGAAAACGAAAGTCGCACGAAAAATAACACAAGAATCCAAATCATCCAAGAGCAGACGGAGGCCTTTAAAGAAAGTCTTAAGAAAGCCGAGGATCAAGTTAGTAAACACAACAAAATCTTCATAAACTTAGAGATACTTAAAAAAGCATTTAGTACTAATGGATTATTAGCGTATAAGATAGAGAACTTAGTTAAAGAGCTAGAAGAGTTAGTCAACACTTATTTAGCTGAGTTTTCTGATGGTAGGTTTACGCTTGAATTTGTGGTTTCAAACGACAAATTAAATGTACAAATAACAGATAACGGCAAGATAGTAGATATTCTAGCCTTATCTTCGGGAGAATTAGCCAGGGTAAATACTGCAACATTAATAGCAATTCGTAAGTTAATGAGTAGTATTTCTAAGTCAAGACTTAATATATTATTTTTAGATGAAGTAGTAAGTGTATTAGATGATCTGGGAAGGGAAAAACTTGTAGAAGTTTTAACTGAAGAAGAAAATCTAAATACTTATGTAGTCAGCCACGGCTGGACACATCCACTACTAGAAAAAATAGAAATAATAAAAGAAGAAAATATAAGTAGGTTGTATTAAATGGTAGATTCAAGAGCGAAAGGCGCTAGAGGTGAATATCTAGTAAGAGATATGTTACGGGAGTATACGGGTTTAAAGTTTGAAAGGGTTCCCGCTTCAGGAGCATTAGAGTACCTAAAAGGTGATCTATATGTCCCCCATGCAAAGAACCATTACTGTATAGAAGTAAAAAACTACTCAGAATCTCCTTTAAACGATAGAATGTTTACTGCCGAAAAAACTAATAATCTTATTCGGTGGTGGAAGAAATTAATAACACAAGCAGAAAACGGTAACCAACAGCCTCTGTTATTTTTTAAGTATAACAGATCAAGAGTATTTGTAGTAACTGAACATAAACCAGAGAACTCTAAGTATATGTTTATCTCTTGGTTAGATTGTTATGTACTTTTAGCAGAGGAATGGTTGAAACAAGAACAAATAGAGTTAATACAAAATGGCGTTTAATTTTTCAAAAGTACTAGAAAAAGATGAAGGTTCAGTATTAATAGTAGACTCCTTAAACCTAGCCTTTAGATGGAAACATCAAGGAAGAACAGACTTTTGCGATGAATATGTAAAAACTGTAGTCTCTCTTGCCCATTCTTATAGGTGTGAAAATATAATTATTACTTCAGATTTAGGAACATCTACCTATAGAAAGTCTATAAGTGATGATTATAAGCAAAGTAGAAAAGAGAAATACGCACAACAAACAGATGCAGAGAAAAAAGCATTTGAAGATTTCTTTGTAGAGTATGAAAGAACTCTAGTAGAGTTATCTAAAGTGTATCCAGTATTTAGATTTAAAGGAGTAGAGGCAGACGATATCGCAGCATATTTAGTAAAATACAGAGATAAGTTTAATTTCGGAGAGATTTGGCTAATATCTAGTGATAGAGACTGGGATTTATTAATACAAGAAGGAGTATCTCGATTCTCTTATGTCACGAGAAAAGAAGTAACAATAGAAAATTGGAGTTCTCACTATGAGGTAACTCCTGAAGAGTATATATCCTTCAAATGTTTAACGGGAGATAAGGGAGACAATGTAGCCGGAATTACAGGTGTAGGACCTAAACGCGCTGCTACTCTTATAACCGCATATGGTAGTGCTATGGACATCTATGACCAATTACCTATAGATAGTCCGTATAAATTTATACAGGAGCTTAATGCTAACGGTGAGAGATTACTTACAAATTATCAATTAATGGATTTAATAACATATTGTGAAGACGCAATCGGAGCTGATAACACAGCACAGATAGACCGGAGACTTATAGATGGAAATTTCCTACAACAGGGATAAATACTTGTCTGAGTTCAGTATAAAAACTCTGAACGATAGATATATGATAGATGGTGAGGATTCTCCCCAAGACGCTTTTGCACGTGCTGCAATGGCATTTTCAGATGATGAGGAACACGCACAAAGATTATATGATTATGCTAGTAAACTTTGGTTTATGTTTTCTACTCCTGTTTTAAGTAATGGGGGCACAAGAAGAGGTATGCCTATAAGTTGTTTTCTGAATCATGTGGAAGACAGCCGAGGAGGTATAACATCTCACTATACTGAGAATGCTTTTTTATCCTCAGTAGGTGGAGGTATTGGAGGAGACTGGAGCAGTGTTAGAGGAGTAGGTTCCTCAACAAGTAACGGCTCTGAAAGTACGGGAGTGATTCCGTTTTTGAAAGTAGTAGATGGGGAAATGTTAGCATTTTCTCAAGGCATAACTAGGAGAGGAAGCTATGCAGCATATTTGGATATATCTCACCCAGAAATGGAGGAGTTTCTTGATATTCGTAAGCCAACTGGAGGTGACATTAATAGAAAATCTATTAATCTGCACCATGCCGTTGTTATTAGCGATGAATTCATGCGTCTCATAGAAGGCGCAACTAGAGAAGAGAACTTCGATGATTCTTGGGATTTAATCGACCCACATACTGGAAAAGTAGTAAAAACTGTACCCGCTAAAACACTGTGGGTAAAACTTATACAGAATCGTGTAGAAACTGGTGAGCCTTATATAATGTTTAAGGATACAGTTGATAAGGCTTTACCAGAATTTCAACAAAATTTAGGACTAAAAGTACATCATTCTAATCTGTGTTCAGAAATTACACTACCCACAGACGTAGACCGAACGGCTGTTTGCTGTCTATCAAGTGTAAATCTGGAGGAATACGATGAGTGGAAAAATAATGACTTATTTATCCCAGATCTCATCAGAATGTTAGATAATGTACTTGACCATTTCATTCATAACGCTCCATCAGAACTGCATCGAGCAGTCTATAGTGCCAGGCAAGAAAGAAGCCTTGGATTGGGAGCGATGGGATTCCATGCATATCTGCAAAGACACAGTATCCCGTTTGAATCAGTTATCGCGAAAGTTAGGAACAAAAATATGTTCCGTGAAATTAAAGAGAAAGCAAATGAAACAACAAAACTTTTGGCAAAAGAGCGGGGAGAATGTCCTGACGCTGTTGGGTATGGCGTTCGCAATTCCCATTTATTGGCTATTGCTCCTAACGCTAGCAGTAGTATTATTTGTGGTAACACTAGCCCAAGCATTGAACCCTACCGCGCTAATGCATTTGTACAAAAAACTAAGACAGGAAGTAGTCTCCTCAAGAACGAATACTTAGAGCATTGTTTAGATGAACTAGGTATGAATAATGAGGATATTTGGAAAGATATCATTACACATGACGGGTCAGTACAGCATTTAGATTTTTTAGATAAGGATACGAAAGACATATTTAAGACCGGAGTAGAAATAGATCAAAGATGGATTGTAGAATTTGCCGCTGATAGGCAAGAACATATTTGTCAGAGCCAGTCTCTTAATTTATTTTTTCCGGCAGATGTTTCAAAGCAAGAGCTCCATGCCGTACATATGATGGCTTGGAAAAAAGGAGTAAAAACGCTATATTATTTAAGAAGTGAAGCCATAAAACGCGCAGATAAAGTATCTGATGAAGCTCTTAGACAGTATATATTCGATTCAATTTCAGAAGAAACGTGCTTAGCGTGCGAAGGTTAATATGGGATTATTAGACGAACGAAATTATTACAAGCCTTTCAATTACCCATGGGCATTTGAAAATTACAAACTTCAACAACAAATGCATTGGCTTCCAAGCGAAGTAAACCTAGCAGATGATTTAAGGGATTATAAAGAAAAATTAACAGTAGAAAATCGAAAGTTAATTACTCAGATTTTTAGATTCTTTACACAAGCAGACGTGGATGTATGTGCAGGCTATGCTAATCACTATCTTCCCACATTTAAACAGCCAGAAGTAAGAATGATGCTAGCTTCTTTTGCATCTATGGAAGCGGTGCATCAGGAAGCGTACTCCTTATTATTAGAGACATTGGGATTCCCTGATGAAGAGTATCAAATGTTTCTAGAGTATCAAGCTATGTTAGATAAGCATGAGTATCTAAGTAATTTTGGCACACGAAATCCTACTGACTTAGCTAAAACTATGGCTATATACTCTGGATTTACCGAAGGAGTTCAACTGTTCAGTAGTTTTGCTATTCTTCTGAACTTTCCTAGACACAATTTAATGAAAGGTATGGGACAGATTGTTACTTGGTCTGTTCGAGATGAAAGTCTACACGTTGAAGGAATGACACAGTTATTCCGTACTTTTATTAAAGAAAATAAGTATATATGGAACGATGATTTAAAGTATGAAATCTATTGTGCTGCGGAAAGGACTGTAGAACTAGAAGATTCTTTCATTGATCTATGTTTTGAGAACGCAGAAGTGCCTGATCTAACACCTGAAGAGGTGAAAGAGTATATCAGATATATTGCGGATAGACGCTTACTAGGACTGGGCATGAAAAAGATATTTGGAAGCACTACCAACCCCCTAACCTGGCTAGACTATATGTTAAATGGAGTAGAGCACACTAATTTCTTTGAAAATAGGGCTACAGAATACTCCAAAGCCAGTACAACTGGGAATTGGAAAGACATATTCAAATAAGCAGTTTTAAGACGTACTTAGGTCGGTCCCAAGGTAGTGGGACTAACCTAAGTGTCGAACCTACTTATAGTGACGCCACATACGCATCAAAATCCATAACAGGAGATTGACTTAGTATTGAAGTATCATTATAAGTTGCCGGAAGCCCTCTCAAATATGCCCTATATTGAGGCATATTTGTAGTAGCGGGACGGTCAGACGCCATATATTCATCAGTGTCTCTTAAAAATATATTTCTCTGATTGCGTAAATGTTCCCAAGCATCTGATAACGTAACAGCATCAAAATCTGCACTCTTTTCCGCATCAGT